TGATACGGATGAACACACCGCCGTCCTTGCCGCGGAAGTAGGGGTTCGGGTAGCTTGGGATTTCGTAGACCCTCGGCGGTGCTTCGGGCGTGTCTGGGTCCGCTACGACGATGGTGTTGTCCTCGGGCGTAGCCTCAGTGAACTGCTGGCCGAGAACGATGGGCGACTTGATCTTGTTCCAGTTGGGGCAGCCTTGGCACCCACCCGGGTTGTACTCCTCGAAGCGCGTGCAGAGATACGGCCCCTTGATGCGGTCGGCCTTCCACATCGCCTCGTCTTCGTCGTATTCGGCGTGGCCCATGGACACAGCCTTAACGGCCTTGGCCATGTCGGTGCAGTGCTTGGCGATAGAGAGCGCCGCGCGCCACATAGGCTCAGCCAGATCAGCGCGGTTCTCGATGCAGTAGGCCAGCTGGGCGCAGCCCTTACCGGCCATGGTCTTCTGCATGATGGCTTTGAACGAGGCTTCCCGCTTGCCGATCAGGGCATCCATCATCGCGCTGTTTGTCACCGCAGGGGAGTAGCGCCGCGCGGGCAGGCTAGTCGGCAGACTACCAGCCACGGTCTCGAGCCGTGCAGCGAAGTCAAAGAACTGCACTGGGGTAGGCTCAGCAATGCCGAAAAAGCTGACAGGCTTGGGATCGTCGCCCTTGTGGTTATGCGTCCCCGGCACTCGCAGCACGCGGGCAGCATCGGCGGTCACCGCCTCGTCGGCCTTGAACCCCTTAGCCTTGGCCAGCGCCTTGAGCTTCTCGGCCACGCGGAGCCACGACATGAAGTCTACGGGCGCGGTCAGCGGCCAGTAAACGTGCACACCGTAGCCGGAGTTGACCAAGAACGGCTTAGGCAGCCCAGTGTCCTTGACGAACTCCTTGAGCGCCAAGATGGCGGTGTGCTGGTCAGGGAACTCCTTGGGCTTGCCCGTCTTGAGGTTAACACCACAGTCGAGGTCCATGAAGAACGCCCGCATCTGCTTGACGTTATCGGCTTCGCGAGAGCCTGCTTCCTCGAACGTGCCGAGGGCGTAGTAGGCATCGAAACCATTCTCGTCGAAGTTCAGCGCAGCGTGCTCAAGCTGCTCGATGGTGTCGTAGAATTTCTGAATGCGTTTGCCCTCATTGAGCGCAAGAACGCAGTAGGAGCCTGCGGTGCCCAGCACAGCCTGCAAGAACGTCGTTGTATCCATAGCCGCCACTCTACCTGTTGGGATGCCGCGACGAGGTGAGATTGTTTTTATCCCCCGTCGCGGCGAGCCTGTTAAGGATTACTCGTCGTCCCACTCTGCGACAAGAGCCGAGACGCTGGCCTTGGGATCAGCAGCGGGTGCGGACTTCTTGGCTTCGACCTTCTTGGGCACTTCGACCTCATCCTCGTCATCGACGATGATCTTCTCCTTGGCCGGGTTGTAGCTCTTGGTCCCGGCTGCGGAGTCCTTCTTCTTGACGCCATCGGTCTGAGAGACGGTCAGCGTGATAGCCTTGATGGCATCCTCGCTGTCCTTAACCGCGACAGCCTCATTCAGTTCTTCTTCGGTCAGAGGACGAACAGGGCTAAAGAACAGCTTCGGGGTCTCCGAGTTTTCGTCCAGCGACATCTTGGTCAGGACCGCGATGATCGGCGTGTCGTGCGCGTCAAGGAACTTGGCATACGCCTGCATCGGCATCTTGCCATTCTTGCCGTCACCGAACAGCGACGTGGCCGGGAGCTGCAGCTGGTAGACTTCGTCAGGCTTGCCCTCGAGCGTGATAGCCAAACGCTGGTTGTAGCGGCAGGCGCGGCTGTCGCCCTGTCCCGAGCCCTTGACGTTCATCGGGCAGTCGGTGCAACGCGAGGCTTTCTTCTGGTCCGCGGGCACGTCCGGCGAGGGGGTCTTGGTATCAGCCGACCAGCAGGTCGGAGCCGCGGTGTTATTCGGGTCGTAGGTGCCCTCGTAGTAGGTGCGCGAGACCGCAGCGACGTTAACCACCACGATGTTCAGGTGATCTTCCTTGGACACAGAGACCTGCTCACCATCGACGAAGAGGCGGAACTTGTTGCCTTTGATCGAGATGCGCTTGCCACCGCCACCGCTGCCACCAGCGAGGGTCTTGTTCATATCACGCAGCGACTTGAAGAGGTCGCTGTTAGCCAGCGGGTTGCCGCCGCCGAAAAGGGTCATTTCACTCATGTCGTTCTCCTTAGTTATCGTTGCCGAGGTCGAGTTCCAACTGCACCGGTTCTTTCGGTGCGTTGACGAGGGCCGCTGCCACGTCGGGCAGATTGAACCTGTAGGTGTTACCCACCTTGAGGTAGGTGTGTTTCGGGATGGTGCCGTTACGCAGCCATGTACGCACAGTCGCGACCGACACGACGAAGTACTTTGCGACTTCCTCGATGGTGGCGAACGGGGTTGGAGTTTCGGTCATTACTTCTTCCTCACAGTGATGACGTACTCGCTGTCGGAGTTCAGGCCGGGCGGGAGCACGTCAGGGTTTTCTTCGAGGAACTGCTTCACGATGGTCTGATTGAGACGCTTCTCGTAGAACTGCGGAACCTCGTTTTCCAAGATGAACCTGTTCATCGAGTCCCAGTCGTTGGTCCAGTAGCGCGTCTTCATCGTCCGGTAAAACACTCCCGACGGGGTGCGAACGCTGTCGATACCCTGCGTCTTGCAGTAGTCGAGCAGCGCCGACTTTAGGGTGTTGAGCTGCATCTCCAGAACCTCATCCTTCTGCTCGAACTCGGCTTTGAGCTCGGCCCGCTTGTCGCGGATTTTTATGTAGGTCTTGGTCAACATCTCAGGGGTGAGGGCGGTATCGCCCACAGTATCAGCAGTCATAGTGGTTCTCCTTCACTATCAGAAATTGATATCTAATGATATCCGCTACACTAGTCAAGCAATTCTTTATAAAGATCGACGACCTTAGCATGCACGTCGATCTTCTCGTCGAGCAGCTTGTAGACCCGGCGCTCCACACCCGAGCCCTGCAGCTGGACCACGGTGCACTTGTTGGCCTGCCCCTTGCGGTGCACCCGGGCGTTAGCCTGAGCATAGGTCTCGAGCGACGATGTCGGTGCCCACCAGACAACGGTATTGGCTGCCGTTAGGGTCACGCCGTGCGCCGCAGCCTGTGGCTGGATGACCAGCACCCGAGGGTCAGGCTGGTTCTGGAACTGTTTGAAGATTTCAGTCCGGTTCGTGGCGTTCACCTCGCCGCTGATGACAGCGTTGGTGATACCGTCCTTAGTCAGTTGCTCCGACAGCATCGCGATGACGTGCTTGAAGGGCACGAACACCAGCACCTTGTGGGTGCTTTCGGCGATGACCTCCTTGAGGACTTTGTAGCGGTTGCCGATATCGAACTGCACTGTGTCGCCGGATTCGGTGTAGCTTGCACCCGCCGAGATTTGCAGGAGCTTGCCCATCATCACCGCTGCGTTCACCGCCGTGATCTGCGCCCCGGCCACTTCCATGACCATCTGGTTCTTGAGGCGGTTGTAGTAGAGCTCCTGCTGTTTGGTCAGCGCCACGTCCCGCTTAACGTAGAGCATGTCCGGTAGGTCGAGGCATTCTTCCTTGGTGTAGCGGATGGCAGGCTGCAGGGCCCGGTGCACAGTGCGCTCAGAGTGTTCCTTGGGCTTCCAGCGATACTGGGAGACCTTGTACATCACCATGTCCTTCCAAGCGTTGAAGAACTTAGGCACACCCGCCGGGTTGACCAGCTTCGCCAAGCCGAAAGCATCCTCGGGCCCCTGAGCCGCAGGGGTGCCCGTCATCATCCAGAGCCACGTGTGTGGCTTCACCAGCGAGTTCAGCACCTTCCAGCGCGTGCTCTGGGCGTTCTTGTAGTGGCTGGCCTCGTCCACGATGATGAGGTCGTAACCCGCCTCAGCAAGGTCCTCTTTGACGATCTCAACGCCGTCGTAGTTGATGATGAGGAAGTCAGGCTTTGCGGCGATGATCTTCTTGCGCTTGGCCGAGGTGCCGTGGGCGATGTCTACAGTCCGGTGCATAGCAAACGTGAACAGGTCCGCACGCCACGCGCTGTCCATGATCGAGAGCGGGCAGATGACCAGAGCCCGCTTGATGATGCCCTGCTTCATGAGAAAGTCCGCAGCCCAGATAGCGCTGGCCGTCTTGCCCGTCCCAGCCTCGTTGAAGCAGAACGCCTTCTGGTTCATGGTCAGGAAGGACGCCGTCGTGCGCTGATGCGACATCGGAGCGAACTTGCCCGTCCAGTTGTAGCGGCCCTCGATGGGTGACGGCACCTTGATGTTAAGCCCGCGTAGAGTGTGCGTCTCCTGCACGCCCCAGTTAACAACGACCTCGTGTTCGCTGATGGCCTTGCTCTTCGGGATGATCGTAGTGACTTGTTTTGGATTGCGTAGCTTGAGAAGCAACGCCTTATTGTCGATAATCTGCATGTCATTCTCCGAGGTGTTAGGGTTTACCCTAACCTTTTTTCTCACCGGGCTTGTGACCGTTCCGGCTACGGTTCTTCGAGGGGCTCTCCAACTTATAGCCGTCAGCGTTGCTGCCCCCCTTGGCCAACGCCTTCTTGTGGCTCACATCCTTACCGGTGCGGTCCACGCCTTTCTTGTCGAGCGCTCGGCGGGCACGCTGCCGCTCCATGCGGTCCGGGTGCTCACCACGTTCTTTTTGTTTCTGGTATTCGTGCTTATAAGGTCTAGGCGACTTCGTGTATGGCATGGCAATCAACCCCCGTTATGGGCGCATTCTACCACAGGACAGTACTTTCGGCATAGCCCAGAAGGTCTAGGGTTCCACACGTTTGTCTCATGGGCCTTCTCCAGTGCAGCGTACTTCATCACCCACGGCTTCCACAGCACACCCTCGTCAGTCACAGAGTAGTCCTGCTTCACGATGTCGTTGGCGATGGTGAAGAGCAACGCGCCCTTCACCTTCTTGACCTGCGGGAAGTGCTTGAACACCGACAGTGCCATCAACTGTAGCTGGCCGACGTCGGCATACTTCGCACTCTTGCCCGTCTTGTAGTCCACGACACGGGCCTTATCGCCGTCGATAATCAGCAGGTCCACGATGCCGCGGAACCACACGTTCTTATCGAAGAAGCCACACGCCTCAAGATCAGCGGTTAGGCCCATCTTGAGTTCGCAGTGCTTCTCCCCCGTCATGGCCGCAAGCCGCTCCATGGTCTCCTGCATGAACGAGAACTGCGGAGGCATGGGCTTGTCGTCGCGGATAAACTCCTCACACGCCTTGTGAAAGTCGGTGCCGTATCTGGTCGCCTCGGTCTCTTGGAACGGGAACTGCTTGAGGACGTTCACGTGGTAATACTGCTTCGGACACGTCTCAAACGCCTTCATCCGACTAAAGGACCATGCACCGGCGTTGCTCATTCGGGCCACCCCTCTACGATCCCCTGTTGCACACCCGTCAGCCTTTTTTCCGTGTCCCACTCGATGTAGGTGCACCCTTGATCTTGGTACACTAAAAGATCGGGGACAGAACAGTCGTGTTCGCACCAGAACGAGATACGGACGCCCTCTCGTTCCTCCGAAGGGTTCATGGCAGTGCCCTCTGGGATTACCCCGTCCTGCACCGTGCCATCTTTGTATATCAGTACCTGCTGCTCCAACGCATGGCCCATAATTCGGCTATGGTATACCCCAACGTCGCTCTGGTGCAGATACTGCTCTCCGCACCCCGGGCACCGTAGACAGGTCCCGTCCACTAAAGACACAGGTTGTCTACCCAAATTTCCCCTCACTCCGTCTCTCCATAATTCTTGCCGATCCCGGCCTCGCAATCGACGGGAAGGCCCTCGGCCCATGCGGGAACCCAGCGCATACACTCTTCGACATAGGACTTGCAGGCTTCGGCTTCTTGGTCAGGGACACAGCATACGATGCTGTCGTGCACAGTCAACACAACTCTGTATTTCTTACTGATTCGCAGCATTTGCTCGCCGATGATAAGCCTTGCGAGCGCCTGTGTGACGTTCTCGACGACCTTCCCACCATAGATACGGGTGCGACCCATGCGGGTTCTGTAAGAATACTCGGTGCCGCCCTTCTCGTTCTCAGCCTCTTCCAGCTCGTCGTAGCGGATCAGCAGTCCGTTGGGCAGCACGATGCCGGGGGCGTAGGTATCCACGCCGAGAACCCCGTCCTTGCCGAATGGCATAGCGTCACCGCGCACCATGTAGCGCAGCATGGAGCCAGCCTGCTTCCACATGTTCGAGATCATGTCGTTAGTCTCTCGGTAGATGCCGATGATCTTAGCCGCCTCGCCCTTGGTGATGTCCACCCCGGAGTTCTTGAGAGCCAGCTGGAACTTCTCGCCGCCCATGCCATAGCCTGCGCCCAGCACCGTGGTCTTACCCACGAACCGCTGGTCCTTGGTCACGTCAGCCTCGTCCACGTTGTAGATCGCCGAGGCCATCTTCTTGTAGACGTCCCCCTTGGACGCAAAGGTCTGCACCACGTCGTCCTGCCCAGCCAGCCACGCAAGCATGCGCGCTTCGATCTGTGACGAGTCGGACTCGACGATGCTGTAGCCCTCGGGTGCAACGATGCACTTCTTGAGCGCCTTGGCGTTAGGCCCCCGACTAGGGAGGTTCTGCAGGTTGATCTTGTCGTCACCACCCCAGCGGCCTGTGTGAGCCGCGTAGTAGCGCACCGGGACGGGCAGCAGGCCACGCCCAGCAATGTCGATGAACCGCTGTGTGCGGGTCTCCTCGAGCGTAGACTTCACCCCGAGACGTGCGGCAGCCAGCGCCTGCACCTGCGGGTCATCATCTTCCAGCAGGTCTTTCATACCCTGATCGCTCTTAGCCAGCGCGTAGGTCATGTTTCCTGTGGTGGGGCTGATCTTCATGGGACAGGGCACCCCGAACTTACCAAGCAGTGTGGCAAACTTCGGGTTCGACATGAGGTCGGCCTTGTCCTCGACGCCAGCAGACTTGAGCAGGTCCTCCTTCATCAGCTGCGTCTTCTCGAGGTGCTTCTCGAGACGCTCTCGGTCCAACCCTATCGTAGGCTCAGTGAACATACGCAGGGTCAGGTCGATCAGCTTGAGCTCGGACTTCGGGAACCCACGGGACATCATGATGGTGAAGATGTCGTAGGTCAGCTCTACGTCATTGACGCAGTAGCGCGAGTAGGCCCCCAGCTCCGCTGGCGTGAAGTCATTGCGGCGTTTCCCCTTGGCGTCTAGCACCTCGGTGCCCTTCTCCCCCACCGCGTAGTTTTCGGCGAGGG